TTTTCACCATATGCGTGGTTATATTCTCTATTTTTAATAGATTTATCAAAGAAAGGTCCGTGTCCACCATCAGTAGCCACTCTTTTGTTGGCTTCATGAAGCTCCGCAAAGTTTGGAATGTGAGCGTGTAAATGGTCTGGAATAAATCTAGTATCTTGATGTGAAGAGTCGTATAGTTCAGCAATATGGTCTGCTGCATTTTGTTCAATATATTCTTTTGTGGCTTCTTCCATAGCTTCTTGATATTCGTCAGATTCACGGTGTTCTTCGTAAAGATAGTTATCATCACCAATTTCATATCTATTTTCATTCCAATGGTCTATTCTCCAAGACTTGGCTGCTTCTTCAAATCTATCTTCATATTCGGGATGTTCGTCAATAGTATGGTCTTCACTATCATTATAGTCAATCATAAGAGGACCACCAAATTTATCTAGCTCATCCTTTACAGTATCGCCATCAATATCACCATCGTCATCTACCTCAAGTCCTAATTCTTCAGCAGATAAATTTGTATGTTGCTTCAGTTCGTCAGGTTCAATCATTTGACCCTCAAACTCTTCATGTAATTTATTTAAAGCATCAAATACTGGATTTCCTACGTTTTGTTTAGAGTCTTTATTTTCTTCTGTCCAATCATGACCTTGATTGTGCATTTCCTCATATATTTTATCAATATCATCGTACTTATCACCCATGATTTCATGTACTCTATCATCATCTAAATGATATAGCCAATCACCATACTGAGAAGACTCGCCAGCCCATTCATCAATAGTTCCGTCCTCATAACCTTCTTGTCTGATTTCTTCTTTTATATCTTCGTGTAAATCATCAACTGTTAAGGTATCGTCTTTTTCTTCTTTGTATTTTTCAACTAACGCATCAGAATCATATCCGTGTTCGTGGTCATCGTCATGCCATTTTTGAAACATTTCAGTACCATGTCTAGGGTCAACATGTTTGTTGTGATATAATTCGTATTTTTCTTCAAACTCACCATGTCTTTTGATGTGTTCAGCTTGGTCGTCATCTAAATGTCTACTACCAGCCAGCATATTGGCAATTCTATTATATTCAGGTTGAAATCCATGTTCAGACCAGTTATTCCAATTATCTGCTTGAAAATCTTCTTCATTATCATAATCTTCAGGGTGAGAGTGTTCGTGTTCACCCTCAGCAATTCCAAGAACCTTATCGGTATATTGTTTTTTGAATGTCGGGTCAATATGGTCTAGTAGGATATTTAATGTCCCAGATTGAATTTTTTCTGGTGCGTGTTCTAGTATTGAACGCATTACTCTAGGAGATAATTTAGTTCTAGGCTCACCATCTTGGGGTCTATAACTACCATCACTACCATATCCATCAGATTTATTATGGATTAATCTATTAAGAGCATGTGCTGGAGTATTTTTGATTTTTTCTTCAGAACTAAAGACCATTTCTGACGCTCTTTCGTCAAAATGCTTATGGTCCATATAAGCTTCCATATTTTCTGGAGCTTTTTCAATCATTCTATATAAGTGATTTTTCGCAAAGCGAGGGTTTTTAGTGATATTAACATTACCAGCATCAACCGCTTCCATAAATGTTTTTGAAGATAAGTTAAATCTTTGGTAGAAATTATCAATACTGTCGCCTAGTTCTTGAGCTTTTCTACTGTCATAATCGTCAGAACCAGCCTTTGCGTCATTAGCATAAAAAGCATCGGTTAAAGCTTTATAGGCTTTATCGTTAGTAGCTGGATTGTTGTGTTCTTTAGCCCAATTTTCAGCCATATCTTTTGAATATCTATGCCAATCATCATCAATTTTACCAGCAATAATTTCGATATATTGATTTTCAGTTAAGTTTTTGTGTTCTTTAAGAAATCTACGCAAATCATAGTCGTCTTCTACTTTATCCCAATCTTGAGCGTTTTTGTCGATAACTACAGGCTTCTCTGGTTCAGGGTATTCAATATCCTTACTTGAATCAAGCATATCTAATTGTTTAGCACCTTTTAAAAGGTCGATAATTTTACCAAGATGTCTTGACATTATTTACTTTCCTTCAGGTTGTGTAAAAATTCGTGGTTGTGGTGACCATTATCATTAGCCCAATTTTTAGCTTCTTTTTTAGCTTCGTCATCGGCATGGTGATTCTTAGCAGAAGTCTTTTTATAGTCATTTTGGTGCATTGGATGTTCAGAGTCAGGAGTCATAGCTTCAAACATACCAACAGCGTGACCCATCGTACCTTCGAGACCAGAATTATAGATTCCATGAAAACCTGCGTCTTTTATTGCTTGATGGAAAGCTGGCATTTTTTCATGAGGCATAACTACGCCTTTATTGTATTCTTTATTGTGAGAGTCTTCTTGTAGCTTACCCATAGCCTTATCCCAAAGACCATGTTTGTCTTTTGCAATATCGTACAATTTTTTATCTCCAAGAGAGGAAACGTATTTAGATTTAGCACCAGTAGTTACAATTGATTCTGGCTCTACGCCTTCAGCATAGTGAAATGACATCTTATGTTCTGGAGCACCTTGTTTAGCCTCAGAACCAATCTTGCGAACACCGTGATGCTCGTTTGTGATTTCTTTAAGTCCTTGTTTTGGTGAAAAATGAATTAATTTAGTGTCTGGTCCAGCAGTAGCTAGTTTATGTCTAGGTCCATCTTCAGCCTTTCTTAGGTTGAATTTACCATTACGCACAAAACGCTCAGATTTATTTAGATTTTCTTCGCTATCTTTGATAAACTCAGAATCCTTATGTGTTTTTTCAAAATCAAAACCATGAGTAAAATGACTTCCATCCTCTAATGTTGAGAAGAAGTCTGCTGGAGTATCTTTATGAAACACAGTACTCTCACCTTTATGGTGACGACCCTTTCTAGGACCATTTAGATAATGCATTTCATGTTTGTATCCATCAGAGATGATAGACGAATCTTGCCCCAAAGATGAAGCAAAGTTATTTAGATGTCTCCAAGAACCTTTTGGTGGATTATGCACAAGAATACTCTTTTCTGCACTACCGTACATACCATCCATACTTTCTACGTTGTAGCCTTTGGACGTAAGAAATTCTATTGCCTCTTCGTGAGTCATTTGTAACTTAGATTCATGCATGGGATTTTGAGCAGAAAATATAAAGTGAGGGAGTTTATCGTGGATTGCGTGTTTTTTGTCCACATTTTTCCATAAATCTATTACAAGACCTTCTTTTTTCTTTATATCTGTTTTTATACTCTTGAGTATGTTTTTATACATGGTAATCCTTTTTTTAGCAGAAAAGCTGCTAACTGTATCATTTTAGCAGAAAAGCTGCTAAAATAAAAGGAATTAAATATTGGTTAGGAAATATTTGCTATGATAAATAGCTCTAATTCTAGCCAATAGCTTATCTCTTTTTGCTTCTAAAGCCTCAATTCTAGGTTGATATGTTTGAGTACCAGCTCCAGAACTAGATTGACTAATACTATCTTGACTTAGAGATTGAGATGTATGTACAGTTTGGTTTTGCTTAGCACTTAAGATTTCGATAGCAGCAGTCATTCCAATCACTTGGTTCATAACAACAGGCATTTTACCTTCTTCCTTACAAATACCAGCAGTATATTCTATAGTCCAAAATGCAGGTAACCATTTATAATTACTAAGAGATTGTAAGAAAATTAAAGCACCATCAGGAGATGATGTAGCAATAGTTCCAGAAGTACCAAATACAGTCAAAATTGGAAGTAGGTTAATTTGACCTTTATGGGCAAATCCCATTTCAATCCAATCAGGCGGTAACTTATAGATGTTTTCACCATTTGAACTTTCAACCGCAAACAGCTCAATACTTTGAACAGGTTTGTGATTCATTTTCCAATGTAGGAAGTTCTTATAAAGATTTGCATCGTAAGGCACACGTTCACTAAACTGTACTGGGTTTACAGTAAGTCCAGATAATAGCTCCACCTCATTAACAGCTAACATAATTTCGTCTTTTAGCTCATCAACGGTATAGTCACTAACATCAATACCTTTAAGATATCTTGATTTTAAAATTTCTGGTGTAAGAAGTGATTCAATACGAGTCATCAATCCAGAAGTTTCTTTAGCTTCTACTGGATATGCTTTTTGACTTCTTCTTTTTGCGTCATCGTAATTAGCCATTAACAGCTCCCAGCATTTATCAAGTCAACTTCGATTGCTTGTTTAATAACAAAGGTTTTCTCAGTACCGTCTTCATCAACTGAAATAACCAGATTTCCAGCATTAGGGATTTGTGAAGATGATAGGGTGAATTTGTAGATACTTTTATCGTCAGCAAAAGGCTGAGTTCCAGTAATTTCAAACTCTTGGTCGTCATCAATAGACAAAAATTTAGCTTTTACTGTAATTGCAGTAGCTTGTGACAAATATCTAATTGGATACTCATTATAATGACCTGATTTTTCAGGGCTAGATTTAGTACTCCAATCTAGGTCAACTAGTTGAATATAAATATAATTAGACTGACCCTCAGAAACGTGGGCTTGGTCAGCATGTTGCCAATGATTAACATCTATTATGTTTCTTAATATTTTTGCACCTAATCTCATTGTATCTCCTGAATTGACTGTATTCTATATTAAAGATTGTCGTTTTTATGGTATTATGTGATATGAGGAATAAACTAGACGTTATTTGTATTGATGGAATTATTGGAGTGGGAAAGACTACGCAAGTAGTTGTTTTTCGTAACCTTTTAAAATCACTCAATATACCACACAAAATCCTATCATTTAAAGAGGTTGAGGGTACTGAGTACACCAAAAACCAACTTGTAAGTATTATTGACTACTTCAAAGAAGAGCCGATGGGTGTAATAATCTGTGATGGCTCGATTGCAACAGATATTGTTGAGGATATCGCAAATCACATGCATAGTAAAGATTTATGGACCAAACACAAGGATAATCTGCAAATATATGAATCACTCAACAGTCAATTCAACTTTGTCAATATTCTCTTAACTCCTACCAATCTGGAATTATGTGACAGAAGATTGCGAAAAAAGGCAGAAATGAGTGGTGAAAGTAAGGTGGAATTGGAAAATAAACAACACTTAATGGTAACTGCTAAGGGTCTGAGAGATTTCAACAACAACACATTAACCAGTAATATCACTTTCAATAATATAGATTTAGATGGTGATGAGAATATTACCGATATACATAATCAGATATTGGAAATAATAAAACAACGATATCAATTGTATACACGAGAAAAACAAAAAAAGCCCCTATAAAAGGGGCTTTTGTATTAAAAATGTAATGTTTTCGCTTACTTGTCTTCTTTTGCTTTCTTAGCAGCTTCTTTTTCAGCCTTTTTTCTAGCCTTTTCAGCAGCTTTTTCAGCCTTTTCAGCTTCTTTCTTTTCTTTTTCAGCCTTTTTAGCAGCTTCATCAGCTTCTTTCTTTTCTTTTGCGGCTTTAGCTTCAGCAGCCTTAGCAGCTTTTTCAGCATCTTTAGCAGCTTTGTCGTCTTTCTTCGGTTCTTTGGAAGCAAGAGCAACGGCTAATTTACGCATTTTGTCAGATTTTTTCATTATCTTCTCCTAATTAGTTATTAAATAGCATCGGCAATGGCAGCAGCAGCTTGACCAGAAGCATCAATTTTACTAGCAACACTTGAAGCAACAGCTCTATTAGCCATAGCTACAACCAAGTATTCCTTAGCTTCTTTGCTTAGAGCCTTAATTTTAGCTTGAGCAGCGTTTAGAGCAGCGTTATTAGCAGCACTATTAGCAGCTTGGTATTCAAGACATTCAACTACAAGGTCTAATTGCTCAGCAATTTCTTTGCCGTATTTTCGGTTAGTTAGACCTACAGTTAGATACTCTTCAATTTCTTTTGATTCTTTTTTAGATGGCTTAATTACATCTAAAATAGCTTGAGCAGCAGCATCATCGGCTGGTGTAGCGTCAATTACTCTAGCTACAATTTCGCTGGCAATTCTTTCGTTTGTTAGCATTACAGTCAGGATGACTTCTTCACTTTTACTAATCATTTTTTTCTCCTTTAGAACGGTTTAATCCGTAACGCATAAGCGTACTATTGGTTGATATGTTAAAGATTATTATTTTGTTGTTTTTTCTAGGGTCATATGTTAAAATCTTACTATGGAAGAGATGATTAGGAATTTACGCAAGCAAAAACAACTACTTGAGATAGAGTTAGAGGATTTTGCCAATAATAAGAAGGCGAAAAGACCTAGTATCCATCCAGAAACATATTATGCCAAGCTTGCTCATGCATATAAAGCTATTATTAGAGCTTTAGCCATGTTAAATTCAGCAATTGGTGATATTTATAACGAAAAATCAACCAAACACTAGGAGATAAAATGTTCAGAATTAAATATATAGCCGAGAAAAGAAAATATCAGATTCATTCATCTCGATTTGGTGCGTTTGAGGGTACTTTAACTCAAATTACCGATAAAGCATTAGAAATGGGTATTATTGTTGAAGAATTGGCTTTTGCCTATAAGACTATGAATACCAATAAAGATACAATAGCTGAGTTTGGAATAAACGGTTGTTTCTTGTTTTCCAAGAAAGCTGCCTAGTTATCTAACCAATACTTTAAAACAGCATTGTCTTCGAGAGGAACATGCAGCTCTTCTCGAACTTCATTAGGGTCTGTGTATTCCCAAGCATCACATTCTTTATCTGGGTCAAGCGACACATCAATTTCTTGGTCACAATCCACTTTCATTTCAAAGACGTATATCATTATAGGACCGTTTTTACAGACCTTTACTAATTTAGTATCTGTAGCATCTAGCCCAGTTTCTTCCTTAAGCTCACGAATTGCTCCAGCGTAAGGACATTCACCCTTATCCAAATGACCGCCAGGTTGTGTCCACTTCTTATTATCGTTACGTTTACCCATTAGAAGGTCGTCCTTCCAATCTCGAATCATACAGCAAGCTACTCGTTTAGTTCTTTCTTTCACAGGTCTTCCAATTTCTTTTCAGTTTTGAGTTGTTCAAGGTAGGAATAGGTCTTAGCAACGGCTAGAACTTCCGATTTAGTCATATTTGGTTCTTTTTCACTAATAAATTCAACTAGTTCAGTCTTATTTGGGTAGTTTTTCCAAGCTTCCTCTGAAAGATTTTTATATACTTTTTTCTTACAAAGAGATTCTTTTTGAAGGGCGGCTCCACCTGTTCTTGTGCTAGGAGCACCAACACCAATACTGGCTGTGATAGCTTTTCTAACATTAGAAGTATAGAAGTTCTTTTTCTTCTTTTTCTTCTTAAGGTCGATTTTCATCTTTTCGGTAGTTTTCTTTTCGGACTTCTCCCAAGTTTTTGGGTCATTATATATGTCATGTCCAGTTCTAGCTTTACCTTTGTTTTTGTGCTTAATTCTATCACCTACCCTCAATTTATCAGGAGCACTAGTTTGAGAAAACTCTCTTTTAGGCTTTGGAAGTGGTGAAGCAGGTTTTTTAGGCTCCATTGAACTAGGAGTTTGAGGCTTATAATTAGCCTTACTTTTAGGATTTTTCTCTTGATTGAATTTACTTGTTTTCTTATTATAAAGATTAGTGTAGTATTTACCTTCAGCCTTAATCATTTCGATTTCAGTACCTTCACTTTTCTTGAATTTAGATAGGATTTCCTTGGAAATGTCGATTCCACCAGATTTCTTAGTATCTTTGGATGGAGCCTCCATATGTTCGGCATGAGCCATCTTATTACAAGGGGTTATGGTGATTGAAACTTTTCTAGCAATACACTTTGTAATATTAGAACCTTCCCTACCAAGCCTAGAGCCTTCAATTGAAAAATTAACAAGAGCTTTTGTCTCGTCTTTATTGAGTCCCTTGTCATAGCGTAGCATAGCTGCCACATCTTGAGCCGAACCATGACCAACTTGGTCAAACAATTCACCTGCCACATAGACAAACGGCATTTTAACTTTGTTCCAAAAATATTTATGAGCTTCATTTTCACAGTCCTCTTTCTTAAGGATTTTCTTGGCTTCTAGGATTTTACCTACAATATGCCCAGCTTCCTTTGATTGGTGCTCGAAATTAAAAACACCATCCTTAGTAAGGCTTGTAATATCTACACCTTTTATAAGGATACGCTCACCTGAACTATCAATATGTTCTGATGCTGCTATACCATGAATAAATGTGCCGTTTTTTATGTTTTTAGACATTGAAATATATCCCAAATTGAAGACCGTGTTTGTATTAAAGATTGTTATTTATGCTTAATTTACCGTAAGTATTGGAATTGACAAAATAAGTTGGGAGAAAAACGGCTTGTAAGTATATGATATTATTTAATTAATATACAGAATACTAATCATTTATATTATACGGAATGAAAAACAACCAAATAAATGGTTACTAGTAACAAAATAATTGGAGGAAAATTATGGCTAAATCAACTGCTGTAAGTGAAGCACAAGCTCGTGAGCTTAAAGACAAGCTAGAAAGACGAGGATTCGCTGTAACTGAATCAAAATCTGCTGAAGGCTATCCAAAACTAACACTTAATACTAACGAAGCTTCTATTCTTATTGAACAAGAAGACGCTGTATCTAAGGACGTTTTTGGAAATGACCTATTGGCTTTTACACCACACAAACTATCATTCGCATCTCGTGATGACGCTATGGATTCTTTGAAAGTTTCAAAAATCAATGCTGAAATCTTTAAGATTGGTATGAAAGTTATCGTTAAAACTCACGCTACTGTTCTAGCTACTGCTGAAGCGGCTGCTGGTGAAGCTATCGAGTATAGCGATAGATGGAAAACTAAAGGTATCTAATTAACCCCAACTAAAAAAGGAATAACCATGAAATATAATGAACAAGACATGGCGAAGCTTATTAGTGAGGTTGAAACTGAGTTCAAAGACTACCTAACTAAAGCTGAGCAAAATGAAGAAGTAGAAGTAGAAGCTACTCCAGAAGTAGAAGCTGCTGCTGAAGAAGGTTCTTTGGAAAAATCTGAAGAGTTTGATTATGATGAACAAGACATTTCTGAAATGAATGAAATGTACGGTTCAATGAGTAAAGCTGAGGCTAAAGCCCACTACTCTGCAATTAAGAAAACTCTTTTTGGTGAATCTGAGGAATCAAACGAATCTGCTGAAGATTTGAATAAATCGGAAGAAGACAATTCTGAAGAAGTTATTGCAAAATCTGAAGAAATCGAAAGTATTAAGGGTGACCTTAAGAAATCGGAAGAAGCAAATGCAGAGCTTAAAAAGAATATCGAAACGCTAACTGGAATTGTTTCCAAAATCGTTAAAAGAGCACCTGCTCGTAAAGCTGTAACTCAGGTTAATGGAATTGAGTACATTAAGAAGTCTGAGGAAAAAGTTGAAAAAGACGAAACTAAAGTTGACGTTGAGAAGCTTTCTAAGAAAGAAATTAATAACATCCTTTCTAGTAAAATTAGAAGTGGTGAGATTACTAAAAACGAAGACAAAGAAAATATTAACAAATATTGCTACGGTCAAATTAACCTAGAAAAAATCAAATATCTATTATAGGAGGAAATAATGGTTGAACAATTAAATGACTTGATGAAAGCTCTTGAAGCAGGTCAGTACAACGCTGCACCAGAGTCACTAGTCCAAGGTTCGGCATTACAGGTAGAAGACTTATCTCCTGTGATGGAAAATGTAACTTTTGATGACTCACACATCAAACTACAAAAAATGTTACGCATCGAAGATGCAAAATCCACGTTGATTCAATTCAACAGACAATTAGACTACGGTGTATTCGGTGGTTCTGCCCAAATGGAAGGTGGAATTGGTGAAGAAGATACGTCTAATTTCGCAAGAGCAATCGTGCCAATGGCATATTACTCTACTGTAAGACGTGTAACTGTAGCCGCTAACATGATTGGTGCTTTCGATGGTAAAAAAGCCGAAGATAGAGCCTCTGATGACGCTGCTATGAAACTAGCTGGAGATATCGAGTTTGACTCTTTTAGAGGAGCTTCTGATTTCTCAAACGCAGGTGTATTCGATGGTAACCCATTGGCTTCTGCTGCTATCCCTAACATGAGAGGGGTTGACGCTCAAATTCGTGAGTCTGATGCTCTTTCAAATACTCAAGACTTAATGTTTGCTGAGTACGGTTCTGACCAATCGGTTATTGTATCCGTAAACGGTACGCTTACACAGTCCTTCATTGAAGATGCTGCTGTTAAGTCTGCAATGCAACACGGTTCTGCTGACAAGCTTTTACTTGACCCAATTTCTTTGAGTCAATATAACAAGATTGCTCACGCAAAAGAAAGAATCATGCTTGCTGGTTCTGCTCAAGAAGCTTCAGGTGCGAACCTTCGTACACAATGGACTTCTTCTGCTCTAGTTTCTATGGAAGCATCACGTTTCCTATCTGGAAAAACTAGACCTGCAAGAGCTAGAGCTGGAGCTATTGCTGCTCCAACATTGGCTGGTACTTCACCAGTAAATGCTGCTTCTGTTCTTGAAGCTGGAGACTATGTTTACTATGTAACATCAGTAAACGAAAGAGGCGAGTCTGTTAAGTCTGCCGATGAAGCTGTAACGGTTTCTGCTGGTGACTCTGGACAAATTGTTATCACACCTGCTGGTGGAGCGAAATACCATAACGTATATCGTTCTGAAGATGGTGGTTCTGCTGCGACTGCAAAGTTTATCGGTAGAGTTGCTGATAGCGGTGCTGCTACTACTACTTTTACTGACCTTGGAAACAGAGAGCCTGGCTCAATTACTGGATTCCTACTTCAGTCAAATACAATGGGTCTTCACCAATTGTCTGCTTATAGTAAGCTAAAACTTGCTATCAACGACTTAAGCTTACCTGAAGCACACTTCAGATTCTTATGTCTTGCGGTTAAGCAGCCAAGAAAGAACGTGTTACTTGAGAACATCTCAGGACAACTATAATCTAACGATTTAAAATTCTTTATAACGAAAGCCCTGATTTTTATCGGGGCTTTTTTTTGTCCAAAATTTAAAGTATGGTATTATATGGTATGAGTAGTCGTAAGTGCATATATACTGGTAAGAACGCAAATACTACCGATAAGGTCATACCAAAGGAAGGTGGAGATGAGAACCATAATTGGTCCAATTCTGTACCTTGTAGTAAGGAGTATAAAGACTTCAAAGGTCTTCGTTTACCTACTGAATTAGAACTAGAAGCTAATAAAATATTCAAAAAACTAGAATTAGCTAAGTTGGATGTGGTATTATATGAAAAGGAGCTGGGTCGTATTCAGGCTGAAATAGCAAAAACCCTTCCAAAAGTGTCAAAAAATGACACTTCAGGGACCAAAAAAGTCCTAAAGTCGAATAAAGAGAAAGAAATAGAAATCGCACATACAGAAAAAGCAATCAAAGAAACTAACTTTGATGAAGTAATTAAGAAGAAAAAAGTGGAGTGGTAATGTCGTCATTTAAAGGTAAATCAATACATATGGATAATGTCGCTATTGCTGATGGTGCTAAATACACTCACCCTTCCAAAAAGCATTACAGACCAGCCCACCGTAGGCTTAATAGAAAACAAGAGCATTTTGATAACGATGTGATGTGGGTAGTTATGGAGACCAAACTAGAAGAGATTGATATAGAGTTTGGTATCAATAAAGACCGATGGAAGTTTAGTGATTTCGATTATAATGACGAATGTAAAGATGGAAATAGGAGGTAATAATGAGCGATGAAACTGGTAAATTTAAAGTAATCAAAGTAACTCCTATAGAAGACTTAATAGCTGGCGGCACTAAAGAAATACCCGAATCTGACCTTACTATTCAGTCAAATACCCATATTATCCAGATGGAGTACAACGAAAAAGAACGTGAAAGAAAGAAATTTATAATTAAATCTGGTTGTTTCTCTATGACCGATACTAGTATTGGTGTTATTTTAGAGAAGTTTGAGCTTAGAGAGTATAATTTACTTAAAACTATTGACAATACTACTATGATTTTAAACGAAAGAGATAGGTTTTTTAATAAACTTGACGTTTATAAGAAACTAAAAAGAGACCCTAAACGTGCAATATTATTGTGCTCACCTCCAGGTGTTGGGAAAACCGCATCAATAAATGATGTGATTAAATCATCGTTAAAAGATGACGGAACGGCTGCTGTTATTTGGGATACTTCTGAAATTAGAGCTAGTAGTGTAAATAAGTTTTTCTTAAGTAGGTCTAAATTTCACAAAGATGTAAAAAGATTAATTTTAATTATTGAAGATATTGAGGGTGGAACTTCTGAGGACGACTATTCTTCCAAGGGTATTAACTCCTCATTGCTTAATTTCCTCGATGGAGTTGGTAACCCATTCAAAGGTATACCTACCTTCATTATCGCCACTACAAACAATCCTGAGCGTTCTGTGGGTGCATTAATCGACAGACCAGGGTGTTTCGATAAAGTTATCGAAATGAAAACTCCAAATGCTAAAGAGTGTGGTGAATTGTTAGAGTTTATCATTGGTGACAAAGATAGGATTAAGGCTGAAAAAGGTCTTAATGAAGCTGCTGAGTTATCGGCTAAAAATGAATTTTCTATTGCTCACCTACAAGAATCCGTGGTAAGGTCTATGCTGGATGATATTTCCGTATTAGATGCTGTAAAACAATTAGTAGAACACAAGAAAAGATTTAAAGAAGCATTCGCTAAAAAACCAAAAGGTAGATTAGGACTAGGATAATGGCTAAAACTCATATTGTTACAATTTCAGACACTCACGGTCGGCATAGGGAAATTGATGTACCAGAAGGTGATATTCTTATTCATGCTGGAGACTTCTCAAATACAGGACAAAAGCACGAGATTGAAGACTTCCTAGATTGGTTTGGTTCAAAACCTCATCAATGGAGAATTTTAATCGCTGGTAACCACGATAAAGGTACTGACCCAGACAGAAAAGAACAATGCTACCAAGGCGTTCCTGAATATTTCAAAAAATTATGTGCTATTCACGATATTATTATCTTAAATGATGATTCTTGTGATGTTTGGGACAATGAAGGTAATATTATTAAGATTTGGGGTTCACCAGTATCGCCAACATTTGGATATAACTGGGCTTGGAACAGAAATCGTGGAAGTGCGATTAAAGCTCATTGGGATAAAATACCAAAAGATGCTGATATTGTAGTTACTCATGGACCAGCCTATATGTATGGAGATAGAACATATAGTGGTTTTATGAGTGGAGATGACCATGTTGGTTGTGAGGATTTACTTGAAAAATTAGAAGAAGTTAAGCCATTTCTACACGTTGCTGGACATATTCATGAAGATAGAGGTGTATTTTTTCACCATACCGAGAAGATTACCTTCTGCAATACTTGTTCTTTAACGCTAAGATATGTACCATATTTAAGTAAAACTTTCAGATTTGACCTAGAAAAGCTCAAAAAAGCTGAATCTAATGGAGATGACTATGAGTAAAGAAGATTGGAAATGCTGCGATTGTCCTAAATATAAAGCCCATAAGCACGAGGAACTTCATAGTTTTGGTCCCTATGGTGACAACCCTTTTAAAAGAGAAGATGGCTTACAAGGCAATGACCGATGTAAAGAGCATTTTGATAAGAAAGATGCTGAGCTAGATGAAAAACTAGCCCAACAATAAATCATTTAGGTGGTTAACTGCTAGTAAAATAAAGCATAATACTATCAGAAGTACTGGGTGTTTATTCAGTATATCCATCATTTGTCTCCTCAATGGCTTCTTTTACTTTTTCTTTGATGTTTCCATAGAAGCCTTTGTTTCCATATTCTTTATCTAAAGCTGCGTCATAAGCTCTAGTAGCCACACTAGCTGGCTCTTTTTGCTCTTCAGCACATTTCTTTTGTTCTTCTTTTTCGTCAATATAGGCACAATTCTCAGATATAAGCTCCATAATTTTACATTCTTTGAACTTCTTTACATGGTCCCATTGCTTCTCTTTGGAATCAATCTTTCTTAAGTCCTCAAAACATTTATCTATTTTTTGAATTTCATCGTATGAACCAACTTCTAAGGTAGGTTCTTTCTCTTTAACTTTTTCTGGCTCAAGCACCTTCTCAACATCAGTTTTTGGTGGAACCTTGATAATAGGTGGATTTGGTTTAGGCGTAGGCTTTACTACTGGCTTTACAATAGTAGGCTTTTTAAAACCACAAGAATTATCTTGAAACTCCACAATTAATTTACCTACCTTAACTGTGTGTAATCTTTGAAGTTGTTTGAGCTTCATACCGCCATAAAACGCTAACCCAACTGACATAATATAAACTAATATTCTTTTATTCATTATTTGCTCCTTTTAAGCCATCTAATTGCATCTTCTTCAAATTCAAAACCAATACCTTTTGGGCTTATTTGCTCTTTGCCCTTAAAAACATGATATCCAGTTTTTACAAATTTTATTTCGTATTGTTTATAAGTCACATTTCCTCCTAAAGAACATATCCATTGTATTCATATCTACCAGAATCTAATCTGTATACTTGAACATGAAGTTGTTTGGTTTTATGACCCACATCAAAGTGGAATTTACGATATTCTCCATATCCAATACCACCTGTAATCATAGGTACTTCGATATTGTAAGTAATACTTACAGCGTCAAATAATGCCCATAATGTATCGTAATGTGTTTCCATTAAAACCTCCATCTTATGGTATTATAGAGGGTAAGCCAATTGAAGTCAAGTACTTTAATAAAGTATGGTATTATACTGTAAATAGATGATTCCAAGGAGAAATAATGAGTGTTCGCAAGGTTAAGACCCCATCGAAGATGTTTACTAGTGATTTAGATAAGTTAGAGCCTATTATTGTTAATACTGTCGATAGAGTGGCAGGTATTGTTGGCAAATCTTTAGGTCCACACGGTAGAAATATCATTATCGAGTCAGATTTGGCTGGTATTCCTAATAAAAATACAAAAGATGGCGTATCAATCTTTAGAGCTTTAGGTTCAGAAAATGCATATGAGCACCTAATCATTGAACAAATTCGTGACGTTGCTGTTCGTACAGTTAATGAAGCTGGGGATGGAACAACTACTGCGACAATTATTGCTTCAGCTCTAATTAAAAATCTATTTGGATTCTGTAAAGATAATAAAAAAGTTAGCCCACAAAAAGTGGCTAGAATTATCAATAAGCATATGACAGACACTATGGTTCCTTTTATTGAAGGTTCTGCTATTAAAATTAATGGCAAAAACAAGGGATTGTTAGAGAAAGTAGCTACCGTATCTGCCAATGGTGATACTGATATGGCTAAGTCTGTTATGGAAGCTTTTGAAATTACAGGATTTTCATCATCTTCTCACGTTACAATCCAAGAATTATCTGGACCTAGTGGTAAATATGATGTAAGTCTAGTGGAAGGTTTTCCAATTGATAAGGGATATGAGGAATCTATCGGTAAATTCCACCCTGCATTCGTTAATGACCAAGCTAACCAAAGATGTGTGCTTGAAAAACCACTATTTATCCTATTTGACGGTAAGATTAATGACTATGCCCAAGTAAATGGAATGCTTCAAGCGATTGGTGGAGCGTATGTTGAAGGGCGTTCAGAGTTCAAAAATGTCGTAATTGTGGCACATGGATTCTCAGAACAAGTTCTAAATATTTTATCATTTAACTTTCCAAACCCTGGAACTATTAATATCGTGCCTTTAAAGGCTCCTTTTTCACAACTTGCTAATAGTGAGCTTCATTTTCTAATGGACTTATCTGCTTTTACTGGAGCTAAAATCTTCGATATGCAGAATCCTTTGGATGAATTTACTGAAGATGATTGGGGTGAGGGTGTTGAAAAAATTGAAATTTACAGGTTTAGAACCACTATTGTTGGTAATCCTGACGAAACAAATATTGAAGTTAGAGCTGATGAGATTAAAACTCAAATGGAACAATCCGAGTCTAAAATCGAGAAGATTCTTCTGGAAGAAAGACTTGGTAAACTAACTAGCGGTATTGCTCAGCTTAAGCTTTATGGGTCATCTACTGGTGAACTTAAAGAAAAGGCTGATAGGGCTGAAGATGCTGTTTGTGCTGTTAGAGCGTCAATTAACCACGGCTGCTTGCCAGGTGGTTGTCGTGTCCTAGTTAATCTTGGTTTAAAATTAAACGAAACTGAAGATGAGATTGTTCAACAAGTAATTGTACCTTCTTTGTTTGCTCCTTTTTATAGACTGCTAAATAATGCTGGATATAATGAAGATGAAATGGAAGAAGTGCTAAATATGATGATTACTGACCCTAAAAAGGTCTATGATATTGAAAATGCTAAGTTTGGAGACCCTAAAAAACTAGGTATCTTCGATGCTGCTTTGGCAGTAAAACAAGCTCTAGTAAATGCCGTATCAATATCATCAGTTATGGGTACTTTAGGTGGTATCGTGGCTTTTCCAAGAGATGGTGAGCTGGAACGTGCTGAGGCTAAAACTGAAAGAGATTTCCAAAGAACACTAGATAATGCAAATAATTTCGTTAATGAAGCAAATGAGAGGGCATAATGGGTGCAGCAGAACAAAGAATTGAAGAATTAAAAACTAAAATTGCTAAAGTAAGACTAGACAAGATTGATTGGGAAGAACAGCAAAAAATTGAAGCAAACATCATTAAAGATGCTGCTGAAGCATATGCTAAAGACCTTGGTATTAATGTCAAAACAGCTACATTAGCTCTAAAAGAAATTTTACCAGCCCCTACTAAGAAGCCAGAAACTATCGAGTCTCTTACAGAAAAGGTCAATAGAATGATGATGGCTGTTAGAACCGTAGCCCCAAGAGTTCAAGGTATTGAAGAAAGAGAGCTTAAAAATAAGAGAATGGTGGAGCACTTTGAGCAAGAAATCAGAGGTTTTTCAAGAATTACAAAAACTTTGGATAGCAGAGTTACTCTTTTAAATGAAGTAACTACTAAGCTATTACAGGTTAATATTGACCAACAAACAAAGTATTACAGAATCCCTAAATTTTCTTACTTAGTGAAGAAACTATTGGGATTTTTGGGGCTTAAAAAGGCGTAATGCAACAAGAAACAGACCAAGAATTTCAACATAAATGTGATTATCTCTTAACCCCTCTAAATTCTGCTGAGGAGTTGAGAGATTGGATGCATGTTTATTTGGACTTATATTTTCCAAAGGGTACTGTTTACCCAACATCTACTCATGGTCCAGTAGAGGCGATGTGGCGTATTTATGAGCTAATGAAAACTGGGGAAAACGAACACGTTCCTCAAGCTTGTATGTTAGCATCTCGTGACTCATTCAAAACTCTAGGAGCAGCAGCATTGGAAATCCTTTGTATGCTGCATTTTCGTATTTCTGTAGCTCACATGGCTGCGATTTCTTCACAATCAGATAAAGCAATTCAATATGTTACATCATTTTTTCGTAAATTAAGACCTTATTTGGAAGCGAATGGCTGGAAACAGTCATCAGATAACAAGAAAATGGTAGCTTGGCTTACTGATGAGCTTCAAGAAGTTTATATTCGTATCGTTATCGCCACAATCGCTGGTGCTAACTCGGAGCACGTTCCTATGCTTTTTATTGATGAGGTTGACGTTGTTCAAGACCCTCGTGCTTTAAAAGAAGCGAAGATGATTCCCTCCACATTTGGAGACTATTTTCCATTAACGGTCTATCTCTCTACTCGTAAGTTTGCTGGTGGATTGATGGAGAAAACACTAAAACAGACTATCCAAGCTGGTGGTGAGATTCTTAGATGGAATATTTTAGATGTAACTGAGCGTATTCCACATGATGTGGCTAAAGTTGACGAACCAAGACAAATCAGGTATATTTCTACAGACCTTCCTATGGAAAATTTATTGGAAGATGAGTGGAAAATACTGCCCGATGAAAAGAAACATAAATATGAGAGATTAGAAGCATATGCTGGAATTGCAGACCACCCACTATTGCCAGTAATGAGAAATTACTTAGTTGATAGGGACCAAGAGGATGTTGGTGGTCTATTTAAGAAACTATCAGCTACTTTGAACAATTTTAGACAAATTGAACCAGATATGGCTAATGCACAGCTATTGTGTAATAAACCGTCTTCAAGTGGTCTAGTTTATCCTAGATTCGATGAGGTGAAAAACGTACTATCTGTTCAGGATGCTTGGGAAAAGATATCTGGACTAGATACTCCTTGTGATTTAAACAACTTAAGACAATATTTAATAGATTTAGGTATCACATTTATTGGTGGAGGGGATTGGGGTTTTACCGATTTTACCGTATTACCAGTACTTGCCTTACTTCCAGGTGGTGAAGTCTGGATGATGGATAATTTTGCTATGCAAGGTCTTGAAATTGATGATATTGCCAAATATGGTAAAGAACTTCAAGATATGTGGTATGTCGATAAGTGGTATGTTGACCAAAACTACCCTTCTTATCTTAAAACACTGAAAAGAAAAGCTGGCATGAAATGTCCAAAATTTACCAAAGATGTAGCTGCTGGTATTTCAGCATTACAAGGTAAAATTGTAGATTCACTAAATGTGCGTAGATTTTACGTTATTGATGCACCTAATAATAAAACAATGATTGATGCTTTTGGTGAGTATCGCTGGGCTACTGATGGTAAAGGTGAAATTATTGAAGGTAAGCCATATCACGATAAAGACGGTGTTTCTGACCATATGGACGGACTTAGATATCCATTTCAGAACCTATTCTCTAAGGGTGCTAAACCTGCCTTTGGAGTAGCTGGAAACGCTAGTCAGGATAAGCAGAAAAAGCTCGTAAATAACGCTCAAGACCTAGCTGCTGTCGCCAAAAACGTAAATGCAGACCTTATGAAGCAGACAATCGGGCACTTAGCACCTAATTCACCTAAGACCCCTGCGAAAAGAACTAGCAAAAAGAAGATTTTATGGTGATTTTTCGCAAAAAATGACATATGACCGTCAATCTTGCGAAAAAACAACAATCTTTAAAGAAGTACCGAATCTAATTGGAGAAACAATATGTCTAAAATGAACCTACTAACCCATCTATCCATTTACGAAGATAAAAACCCTACAAATAACCCTACTATGAATAATGTTAAATGGACATTAGATGAGCAAGGCGTTGATTTAAACGAACCTGAGTCTAAATCAGTGAAATTACAAGCTGGACAGACTTTAGAGCTTTTTTCTGGTTTAATTAGTATTTCTGACGATGGAACAACTACATACGATATTGCTTTGAAGGCTGGAACTTCAAACACATATAAAATAAGTCATAATGGTGGTACTGCCCCAGATTTTAGAGCTGCAAGAGCTACTGGTGCTGACGCTACTACTGAAGTGACTGTAACGAAAAACGGTCCTCTTTTGACGTTTGCTTCAACAGGTGGTACTGCTTTAGACTTGATTGTTGGTGGTGCTCAAGTTGGTGATGAAGTTAGAATTGGTGAAGGCTTTAATGAAGCTAACCAAGGTAAATACAAACTATTGGCTGTAACAGCTACTAGTTTTCAAGTAGAAAATGAAGCTGGACAAGCTGAAGGTCCAATTGTGTTGGGTACTTCTTTTGCTGAAGTATTACAAATCTTTTCTGCTGACGGAGTACAAATTGGAGATAAAGTAGAACTAGGTTCTGGCTTCTCTTCGGTTACTTTAGGGACTTACGAAATTACTGATGTAAACCCTGATTATATTGAAATTTACAGTATTAAGAGTCTCCCAGAAGAAACTGCTGTAAACACTCAATTGAAAATTTATAACAATTCAAAACAATTTATATATGTAGAAGCAGATAAGACCCTATCTATTAATATTGATGGCGTAAAAGTAGGAGAAATATCTCAATTGAGAGCTGGTACAGAACTTAAAAAAGGTCTCTTCATGAAAAGTGGAGAAGCATACCAAGCCTCGATTACTAATGAATCTTCCGATGAAGCTTCTGTATTCTACGTTACGGCTGAATAGGATAAACTATGAGTGATGATACTAAAGAAAAGAAGGGTATTATAGTTGATAATATCCAAGACAAGCAAGCTGAGTTTAATGAAGCAATTCTGAAGAATACTATGGCTGCTGGTGGTAATCATGTTTCCGAACTGATTAAACACGCTATGGGGTCTGCTAATAAGAACCGTAAAGTTCCAAGATTAGCACTTACTGAAAACCCACTTCATAAAGACCACTATGCTGGTATTTATAAGATTAAAAGAAAGTTATTACCAGATAGTGTAATTAAGCAAATTAGAGTAGGTAATCTACTTGTTGCTGCGATTCTTCGTGCTCGTGGTAACTCAATGTCGATGTTTGGACATATCCAAAAAGACAGACACGACCTTGGTATTGACTTAGTATTAAAAGAAGAATTTAAGCAAGTAATTGAGCCAGAACAAATGGTTAAAATTCAAGAAAGAATTGACCGTACATTGAAAATCTTAATTAATTGTGGTTATACAGAAGACCTTGAAGAAAAAGAAAAAACAACCCTTCCAGAATTTATGGACGTTCAAACTCGGAACGGTCTGTCTTTTGGTAGGTTTGCGACAGAGATTATTTACTCTGACGATGAAAATAAAGAATTTCATAGATTTAGACCTGTTGATGCTGGTACAATTTACCCTTCTATTAAAGAAGGTGAAGCTGCTGAGCCAGTTAGAGCTAGTTCAATTAGGTTGATTGAAGATATGACAGGTGTTAAGATTGACACTGATATTCTTAAGAAAGATAAATACGATTGGGTACAAGTTGTTGAAGGTTTCCCTAGACAAGCTTTTACCCCAGAAGAATTGGTTGTTTACGATATGTATCCATCAACCGATGTTGAGCACAATGGTTTTCCAGTAACTCCATTAGATACAGTGATTAATGCTGTAACGACTCACACATCTATTGAAGTTTACAATAAGCTTTACTTCCAAAACGGTAGAGCCGCTAAAGGTATGCTTGTAATTCAGTCTGATGAAATCGACCAAGCTGTAATTGATGATGTTAAACAACAATTTAATGCATCTATTAATAATGTTGAAAACTCGTTTAGAGTACCTATCTTTGGTGTATCTAAAGAAGATAATGTTGAGTGGGTTTCGACTGTAGCACAAAAGAAAGATGGTGAGTTTGAGTACTTATTTGACCAAACTACTAGAAATATCTTGTCTGCATTTAACATGTCTCCTGATGAATTGCCAGGGTTTACCCACTTATCTCGTGGTACTAACCAACAAGGTTTATCTGAAGCAAACAATGAATGGAAACTTACTGCTGCAAGAGATACTGGTATTAGACCATTAATTAATCACTGGGAAAACTTTTTAAATAATAAAATCTTCCCTCTTATTGACCCTGAATTATCACAATTATGTGATGTAGTTCTAG